TAGAAGCTTCTTATCCAAAAGATTTGATTAGAGCATATCTTAATGGTGAGTTTGTTAACCTTGAATCTGGACAAGTATATGTTGACTTTGATAATAAGCTAAATCATACAAACCTTACATTGGATGGCTCTTATAGACCATTTAATAATGCAGAGAGAGTTCACATTGGCTTGGACTTCAATATAGGTCATATGAGTGCTGTAGTTGGTGTTCATAGAGATGATAATATGTATATAGTAGATGAGATAACAAACCAAAGAGATACGCCATCTATGATAGTTGAGATAAACAGAAGATATGGTCATCATCCAATAACTGTATATCCAGATGCTAGTGGTAACTCAAGGAAGACAGTTGATGCATCAAAGTCTGATATTGCACTATTGAGAGAAGCTGGATTTACAATCAATGCTCCACTGAAGAATGGTGCTGTTAAAGATAGAATTATTGCTGTAAATACTATGTTTTGTAACTCTATTGGAACTAGAAGATTGTTCATAAATACTCATTCTTGTAAAGAGTTGGTTGATAACTTGAATGAGCAAGCTTATGACGATAATGGTAATCCTAGAAAAGCAAACAATGTCGACCATTTAATCGATGCAATTGGGTACCTAATAGTTCGTAAATATGGCGTAAACAAGGCTACAACTAAGGTAAAAACATTTAGATTGTAGACATATGGTATAATGCTCTGGGATATTTTAAATAGGAGCATTGTATGATACCAGTTCAAATTGGTGAAAAGAAGATTGAATACAGAGGAATTAAATTCTATAAGTGTGGAATTTATTTTCAGGACTCAAGAAAAAAACTTGATTATAGAAGATTGCATCAGCAAGTCTATTTTGATTTCTTTGGTGAAATTCCAAAAGGATTTCATGTTCATCATAAAGATGAAGATGTTTCAAACAACCATCCGTCTAATCTGTGTTTAATGGCTGCAGGCTCTCATATGACTTTACATGAAATGTCAAGAAGTGATGATTATATTAAGAATAGAATATCACACATGAATACCATAAGACCTATGACAAAAGAATGGCATAAATCAGAGTATGGTGCTAAATGGCATTCTGAACATTACCAAAACACAAAAGATAGACTTCATGTAAAATCAATAGAGAAATGCTCACAATGTGGAGTTGAGTTTGAAACAATATTGAGAATAAAAGAATCTGGTATTAGATTTTGCTCAAAAAATTGTAAATCAAAGCACAGAAGAGACTCTGGTGTTGATAACGAAAATCGGTCTTGTGCTAGATGCGGTAGCATCTTTTCTATCAATAAATATTCGAAAACAAAGAATTGTAGTAGAGCGTGTTCTAAAGGTAAAAACTTTTAGGTTATAATTTCACTACTACAGTAAACCTATGCAAGCACGTTTACTTTGTTTAAAAAGGACAAATAATGGCTCTATATAAAGAACAGAAAGATAACGTAGATTTTAAGCATCCTGATTATTTAATATCATCAGAGCAAGTTAGATATGTTAAAGATATATTTGATGGTATTGATACAGCAAAGAAGTATGTAAAGCAAGCTCCTAGAGAAAATGATGAATCTTATGTTACAAGAAGAGATGCTGCTACTCTAAAGAACTTTGTAAAGAGAGCTACTGAAGCCTTTGTTGGTATGATATTTAGAAAGCCTATTGATACAGTTGGATTCGGAAAAATAGTAAGTGATGTATTTAAGAATGTTGACACAAAGAATACTATCAATAAGTTTTCAAGAGATTTAACTACTACTCTTATACGTGATGGTAAATGTTTTATTGCAGCTGATACACCAGTTGGAGGTGGAAGTCCATATTTAGCTATCATTGAGCGTAGTAGTGTTATTAACTGGAGAAAAGACTCTACTGGAAAATATACTATGCTTGTTATGTATGAAGTAATTGAGCAACCAAGCGGTGAATTTGGAATAGAAGTTATTGAGCAGTGGAGGGTATATAAAGAAGATGGAAATGTTGACATTTACTATAGAAATGAAAAAGGCGAGTATGCATTAATTAGAACAATAGCAACTGAATATGATTATATTCCAATTGTAGCATTGGATATTAGTGAATTACCTCCACTATATGACATTGCAAAGCTTACAGTTAAACACATGAATAGAACAAGCTTTAAAGATAAGTATCTTGATATGGCTGCTATACCAATTCCAGTTATATGGGGAGCTGATGAGAATAATGGAGATGGAACTAAGCCTGTATTTGTTATTGGTGTAGATGAAGCATTTGTATTTACTGGGTCTAAGCAGGAAGGTGATTTTGAGTGGAGAGAACTAAGTGGTAGCTCAATTAAAGCTCTACAAGATGATTTATCTGTAATTGAAGAAGATATTACATCTGGTGTAATTCGTGCAGCTACAAGTGATAATGCAACTGTTAAGACAGCAACTCAAGCATTCTATGAAGCAGCAGAGTCGTCTAATCGTGTTACAGTTATTGCTAACGTAGTTGAGATTGCATTGAATAAAGCAGTAATAATGTTGGCTGATATGGCTAATGAAACAATGCCTGAAATAGCTAGGGTTATTGTTAATCAAGACTTTAATGCTATTACAAGTGCAAATGATGATTTACGTTTGCTTTGGGAGATTTATATGGGAGGTGCGTTATCAATTGAAACATTCCTAAACTCACTTGATAGTTATGAGGTTGTAGATATTGGTTCAGTTGAAGATGAATTAAAGCGTATTGGACAGGATAATTTTACTCCTGAACCAAAGAATATGAGCGAAGAATCAAAGACTGCTATCGACAATAAGATGCTATCAGTAAAGAGCAGTGCAGAACAAGTGTGATATAATTTCAACAGTGCAGGTGGATACCAGCTAATAATTTGAAGGAGACATGGAGATGTTTTTAGATGTAGTAAAAAAGTTTGCAGAAGAAAGTGGTAACGAAGAGTTGTTAAGTGCCGTTAAAGGCATTGGTAGTTCAATGAGTGCGAATCTGGATAGAATCGGTTACTTAGAAAAAGAACTGCAAGGTACAATCTCAAAGCGTGATAGACAAGCTGAACTTGTGAAAGCTAAACTTGGTCTTGAAGAACTTACTGAAGATGCCCTTGAAAAAGCATTAAAGAGTAAAACCAAGCAAGGGATACCTGAGTTTGAGGCTGAAAAGTCAAAGCTTGAACAGATGATTGCTACATTACAAGAAGAGAAAACTGGTATATCTTCAAAGTATGAGCAAACTGTAAATATTGGTAAGATTGAAAAATCGTTAAATGAACTTGGTGCTGCTAAGGATACTAACGGACAGAAGGCTTATGATATTCTATTGGCTGAAGTTACTCAGAACGCTATTTTTGATAATGGTAATCTTATTTTCAAAGCAAATGATGGAACTACTGTTAGAAATACAGATGGTACTCCAATGACTCTTGCTGATAAGTATAATCAGTTGAAAGAATCTGAAGGGTTTAAATTCTTGTTTATTGAGACAAAGCCTAAGTCAGGTTCTGGTACTCAAACAACAAAAGGTGGGTCTATACAGACTTTAAATAGAGGGTCAATGACAAATGCAGATAAGGCTAAGTTTATTACTGAACATGGTCAAGATAAGTATTTGAAGTTACCAAAATAACAAAAGGATAAAACATGGCACTTAAAATTGATAATGTAATTGTACATACGGTTGCTACAGAAACTATTATGCAGAATGTTGAGGCATTCACAGCTGGTACTCGTGGGGCTATTACACTAGGTACTCAAATGATTTCAGGTGATATGCTTGAAACTTCTATGTTGGCAGAAATTGCTTCACTTATTGCTCGTAGAGATATTGCTGCTGATACAGCTGCTACAGTTAAGACTGTAAGCTCACGTGATGAGAATACAATTAAAGTTTACTGGGGAACTGGTGCTATTGAGTTTAAATCAGTAGATGCAAAACGCTATGGTACTGATGCTGGTGCATTCTCAGCTGCTATTGGTGAGCAAATTGGTAAGGGTATTATTTCTTATGCTCTAAACGCTGGTATTGCAGCTGTACGTGCTTCTATCCAAGCTGGTGGATATATTACTGGAGATGGGATTGCTACTATTACTCCAACACTATTGAATAGCTCATTGAAATCATTTGGTGATGCTCAAGATTCAATTGTATCTTTTGTAATGAATGGTGCTACGTATAATGATTTGGTTGGTAGTGCAATTGCTTCTTCTTCTTCTTCTGTTGCTTATGGTGCTATCTACGAAGGTGCTACTGGTAGTCTTGGTCGTCCAGTATTTGTTACTGATGCTGCTGGTCTTGCAATGACAGTTGGAGCTGAATCTGGAACTGCTGTTCTAGGTCTTACTATGGATGCTATTAGTATAATTGAATCAGAGTCTCGTGACTTTATGAGTGAAATGGTATCTGGTGGAGAGAACATCAAGTATCGTATCCAAGCTGAGGGTTCTTATGCTCTTAACGTAAAAGGTTATAGCTGGAAAGTTGCTAGTGGAACAAATCCAACTATAGCTGCTGTTGGAACTGCTACTAACTGGGAAAAGAAAGCAACTGATGTTAAGTCAACTGCTGGTGTTATACTTTTCGTAGCGTAATAAACTATGACTATCATCTACTCTAATAAAGAGATTGATAGTCTAAGTGGTCAATACGTTGAACCGTTTAGATTCTCGGGAGTTGAAAAAGGTATTACAAAAGTTTATACAGATGATAGTAAAATTGAATCTGCATACAAAGATGCTGGTATTGAAGTTAGTCCTATTTCTAGTAAAGAAGATAAGCCTTTACCAAAAAAGCAGAATAAAGTAGTCTCTTAGGAGACTATCATTATTTTTCTATAAGGAATAAGAAATGGCATTAGTTATTTATCCAGCAACAGGTTATGATTCATTAATATCAGAGGTAGATGCTACAGCAATTATTACAGATAATAGTCTTCAATCATCATTATGGTCTGCTTTAACTTCAGGAAATAAAGAAATTTATCTACGTATAGCAACAAGTAGAATATTGAACTCAGTATCTTATTATTACTATAATCCAACTGGTTATCTCGATGAAGTAACATATGTGGCTGCAGATAGTTGTTTGCCAAAGTCATGTGCATTAATGGCTATTCATGATTTAGCATATGGACTAAGTTCTGAAATCAATCCTCAGACTGGACTAATTAGTAAAGAGAAGGTTGGTGATTTAGAAGTTACCTATATTCATGGAGCTAATACTTCATCTAAACAATTGTCTAGTAGAGAAACTAATCCATTCCCAGCATCAGTTCAATCATGCTTGAAGTCATATGGAGCAAATATTAGCACAGGTGGATTAAGACAAGCTACACTAGAGCGTTCATAATGTCATTAGCTACTAATCTACAGTCTACATCAGTACAGCTTCTAGAAAAGTATGGAAATACAGTTA